AGAGAAGGTTTAGAATTATTAGGTTTCAAATACGAAAGACGAACAGAACCATTCAAAGGTGCATCTGGTGTTAATCACCCGGTGTTAGCAGAAGCAGTTACACAATTTCAAGCTACAGCGTATAAAGAATTATTACCAAGCGATGGTCCAGTTAGAACACAAATTTTAGGTGACATTACAGTTGCTAAAGAAGAACAATCAAAACGTGTTAAAGATTTTATGAATTATCAACTTATGGATCAGATGAAAGAGTATGAACCAGAGTTTGATCAAATGCTTTTCTATCTACCCCTCAGCGGCTCTACATTCAAAAAAGTTTATTACGATGAACTTTTGGGTAGAGCCGTTTCTAAATTCGTACCAGCAGAAGATTTAATTGTTCCGTATTCAGCTACCTCATTAGATGACGCGGAAGCAATTGTTCATGTAATCAAAATGTCTGGTAACGAATTGAGAAAACAACAGGTCGCTGGATTTTACAGAGATGTAAAATTAGGCGAACCACCTGTTACAGAAAATCAATTAGAAGAAAAGAAATTACAATTAGAAGGTATTTCAAAAGATGGTCAGGAAGATCAATACACACTTTATGAAATGCATACAAATCTAGATTTAGCAGGTTATGAAGATGCAGATGAGAATGGTATGCCAACAGGAATTAAATTACCATACATCATAACTTTTGCAGATGACAATCAAACGATATTATCTATCAGAAGAAACTTTAAAGTCGATGATCCATTAAAGAAAAAAGTAGATTACTTTGTACAATTTAAATTTTTACCTGGCACAGGTTTTTATGGTTTTGGTTTAATCCACATGATTGGTGGTTTAACAAGAACTGCTACGGCTGCGTTAAGACAATTACTTGATGCAGGAACTTTAGCAAACTTACCAGCAGGATTTAAAACAAGAGGTTTAAGAATTAGAGATGATGCACAACCATTACAACCTGGTGAGTTTAGAGATGTTGATGCACCTGGTGGAAATATCAGAGATCAGTTTATGCAACTACCTTTCAAAGGGCCTGATGCAACTTTACTTCAGTTAATGGGTATCGTTGTACAAGCAGGTCAAAGATTTGCATCAATAGCAGATGCACAAGTGGGCGACATGAATCAACAAGCTGCAGTCGGCACAACAGTAGCTTTACTTGAAAGAGGTTCAAGAGTTATGTCTGCGATACATAAAAGATTGTATGTAGGATTAAAACAAGAATTTAAATTATTATCAGAAGTGTTTAAAACTTATCTACCAGCAGAATATCCATACGATGTTCCTGGTGCTACAAGAAATGTAAAAGTGCAAGACTTTGATGACAAGGTAGATATTTTACCTGTAGCTGATCCAAATATATTTTCACAAACACAAAGAATATCTATGGCACAGACACAATTACAATTAGCACAGACTAATCCACAGATACATGACATCTATCAAGCTTATAGAGCAATGTATGATGCGTTAGGTGTAAAAAATGTAAATGCAATTTTACCTGCACCTGTAGCTCCTACACCTTTAGATCCATCTTTAGAAGAAATTGCTGCAATGGGTATGAAACCTTTCCAAGCTTTTCCTGGCCAAGACCACAAAGCTCACATTGATTCACATTTAAACTTTATGAAATCAAATATGGTGCAAAACTCACCATCAGTTATGGCTGCATTACAAAAAAATATATTAGAGAGAATTAGTTTGATGGCACAAGAACAAATTCAATTAGAATTTTCTGCTGAATTATTACAAGCACAGCAAATGCAAGCTGTTTTAAAAATGAATCCACAAAATCCACAAGTCATTGCACAAGCAAATGCGTTAACAATGAAAATTAATGCAAGAAAAGCACAGCTTATTGCTGAAATGACTAAAGATTACATGGATGAAGAGCAAAAAATTATGGGTGAGTACAGTGGTGACCCATTAATTAAGCTAAAAGCAAGAGAAGTTGACCTAAGAGCTAAAGAAAATGAGAGAAAAGGCGAAGAAGCACAAGAGAGAATTAACCTTGACACTGCAAAAGCTCTTATGAACCAAGAAAATCAAGAAGAAAAGCTTGAACAAAACGAAAATCTAGCAAAATTAAGAGCAACTGTGTCGTTAGCTAAACAAGGTATGGCTGACAAAAGCAAAATTCACGATTTTGGTAGAAACTTTAGAAAAAAATAGTTATAATTAAACAAATAAGGAGATTAAAATGACTAAAGATTATTTAAGAGGTCAAGGATACGTCAAAGCACCTAAAATTGAAAACGAATTAGGTGTTGGTAAAGACGGATTACAACAAGGTGGTATACCTGTTGAAATGACTGACCCAGATAAATCTCAAGTGGTTGATGTTAGAGGTACAAAACGTATGAGACCTGACAAAAAACCAGTTAAAGCTACTTGGTACTAATTTTATGTGGTTGCAAGCAATTAAATTAGCTGCACAAGCTGGCTCAAAGATTTACGCTAACAGACAAAGAGCAAAGATGGCTATGTCTGAAGCACAATTATTGCATGCTGAAAAACAAGCCCGAGGTGAGGAAGCTTACCAAGGTAAATTGTTAGAAGCTAGACAATCAGACTGGAAGGACGAAGCCGTTTTGATAATTCTCTCAACGCCCGTCGCTGTTCTGGCCTGGGCGGTTGTCTCTGACGACCCCACTGCGATGGACAAGGTAAAATTGTTCTTCGAAATGTTTTCGCAACTTCCTTCATGGTTTACAAACCTGTGGATTTTGGTGGTCGCGAGCATTTATGGTATAAAGGGAACACAAATATTTAGAAACGGAGGAAAAAAATAATGGCAAACCCAAGATTTAACAAACAAGTTGCACAACCTAGAGTCTCTAGAAAAGGCGGTGGTATGGGCGGCAGAACTGGCGAGATGATGTACTCAAGAGGATACGGTATGGGTATGAAATCTAAAAGAAAACCTACTGAACTTATGGACAGAGGCGCAATGAAAAAAGGCGGCAAAGTTGGTAAGAAGAAACAAGGTTACAAAGCTAGAAAAGACGAATCTATTGCTATGAGAATTAGA